TCCGAGAGACAGAGTAAAGACAAAAAGCCCGTACTGTATGATCTATTCATATCGTGTGCAGATGAGTATGACTTTGCAATCAAAGCTTTCGGAGCTAAGGCCCACCTTGATCACTTAAAGAAAGTCAAGTGGTTTACTGAGGGGTGGCGTGGATGTCTTACCTTCCGAGGATATGATGCTTGGCTTGAAGATATGATGGAACGTGATGCCAGTATCGGTAAGGCAGTTCTCATTGAACGGGCACAGGATGGCGATGTGAGTGCCGCTAAGAAGCTACTAGACATGCACAAGCAAGGCGCTACCAAGGGCCGTCCTAAGAAGGAAGACATCAAGCGTGAAGCTGTGAAGCGCGCAGACGAACGTAAAGATATTGAAGACGATATGAAACGACTGAACGTAATCAAGATAAGAGGATAAGATGGCCAAGTTGACCAAAGATCAAATAAGAGAAGCATGTGAAGGGGACTTATTTACCTTCGCTAGATTGGTCAACCATAACTATGCCTATGGAGACATCCATGAAAAGGTATTTAGATGGATGGCCAGCGGTGAAGCAACTAAGAGGCAGCTGCTCCTCTTACCTCGTGGACATCTTAAGTCCCACTGCATAGCTACATGGTGTGCATGGGAGATTACTTGTAAGCCGTGGACTACTATAGTATATCTATCAGCTGGTGAAGACTTAGCAAAGGATCAGATATACGCAATCAAGAACATGTTGACTAGTCCTATCTATCGTAGGTACTGGCCGGAGATGATCTTAGAGAAAGAAGGTGAACGAGAACATTGGTCTGCTTACAGCTTTAACGTAGATCACCCTGAACGTAAAGCTCGGGGTATTCGAGATCACACTATAATTGTTAAGACAGTTAAATCAAACTTCGCAGGACTACACTGCGACGCTCTGGTATTCGATGACGTTGTTGTTCCTAACAATGCTTACTCAGAGGTTGGTCGTAAGGAAGTTCAGAAGTCTTTGTCTCAGAGCACCTCCGTACTTAATCCCGGTGGCTACATCAAAGCAGTAGGTACTAGGTATCATCCTAAAGATGCTTACGAAGATATGATGAAAGCCAAGTACCGTATATGGGATGAGGTAGCAAGAGAGTTTATAAGTGAGTCTCCTTTGTGGGAGATCATGGAAGAAGTAGTAGAGGATCATGGTGATGGCACTGGTAACTTCCTGTGGCCACGTACCTTTGTAGATGTGACTGATAGTTGGTATGGCTTTGATGTACAAGAGCTTGAGATGATCCAAGCTGACTACCGTTCACGTAATGAGATGCCTCAATACTACGCACAGTATTATAACGATCCTAACGATGAGTCAACCAACTTGTTAGATCGTTCTCTGTTTCAATACTACGACCCTAAGCACATCAAGGTAACACCCTTCGGTGTCTTCCATAAGGAAAAGAAACTAAACATTTCTTCCGCTATGGACGTTGCTTGGACAGAGATAAATAACTCAGGTGGTAATAGTAATCCTGACTACACAGCTATAGCAGTTGTAGGAGTTGACGAAGATGGCTACTACTACATACTAGACCTAGCAAGGTTCCGTACTTCTAACTTCCAAGTCTACTACGACAACGTAATAAGCTTGTCAGAGAAGTGGGGATTTAGAAAGATCACTGTTGAGACTAACGCTGGTGGTAAGCTAGTAGCTCAAGAGATACAAAGATTGTCTCGTGAGTCTGGTGGCCTTATCTCAGTTGAATCAAAGTCCAACGCTGGCTTCGGTGCTAAGTCTAAGCTGATGAGACAGTATGCTCTTGTCAATCCTAAGTATGAATTGCAGTCGGTGTTTCACAGAAGGGATGGTCTTACTTCAGTTCTTGAAGAGGAACTTGTTCTTGAAAGACCACCACACGACGACTTGGTAGATGCTTTGGGCATGGCCTTAGAGCACATCAAGATACCATCTAAGTCTAGGCACTACCTAGATGATGATCGAAAAGTAATCACAGACGCAAGATTTGGCGGGAGGCGTAGCCGGTAATGGCAACATCAGGAACTAATACGATTGACTTCGAGAATGTCCTAGAGACTCCCGATGCGTTTGCAGGACAGATAATGTCTTTGTGGCATCAATGGAAATCTGCTAGAACATTATCAGAAAGCCGTTGGGCTGAAACAAAGAAGTATGTGTTTGCTACAAGCACAAGAGAAACAACTAACGCACAGAACCCTTGGGACAATACAGTGCACCGTCCTAAGCTATATCATATCTATAACAATCTACTGGTCAACACGGACTTTTCCTTGTTCCCTAAAGCAGACTGGTTAGAGTTTATTAGTTATGATCAACAATCTGATTCTAAAGCTAAGCGCGATGCGGCACTAGCCTATCTAAGAACTAAGCATCGGCTGTCTGGCTTTAGACAGACTATGAGAAAGCTTGAGGCTGACTGGTTACTATATGGTAACTGTTTCTCAGGGCTTGAGTACGTTACAGAGAAGACCGTTGATCCCTTTACCGGGGAGATGGTTCCTTCTTTCCAAGGCCCTCGGCCTTATCGTATCTCTCCTTATGACATTGTATTTAATGCAGCTGGTACAACCTTTGAGAAAGTACCAAAGATCATTAAGTCCTATAAGTCTATGGGGGAGATCGAACTAGACATAATGAATAACACTAGCTCGTTCGATGAAGAAACATTGAACAAGATGAAGAGCGACAGACTCAATATCAACACTAATAACAACATTGAGCAAGACGTCTTCAAAGCTAGCGCATTCTCTGCTATGGGTATCGGTGAGCTAACTGAGTATTACAACTCAGGCCATGTGGTTATACATGAACTGTTCGGGGACATCTATGATAAAGCCTCTGGAACATTCTTAAAGAATCACGTAGTCACAGTTGCAGATGGTCGTTACGTCTTACGTAGTGAACCTTTGAATACTTACAGTGGCTTCCCTAATATCTTTCATCAGACTTGGAAAGATACTCCTGACTCCTTGTGGGGCTATGGCCCTCTTAACAACTTGGTAGGTATGCAGTACCGTATCAACCATCTGGAGAATGCTAAGGCTGATGCCTTTGACCAGATGCTTGAGCCAGACATGTTGTTCCAAGGTGATCCTGAGATCAAGCGTGTAGGGGCAGCAATCCACTACTACGTAACAGAGAGTGGCAACGTGTCCTCTCTTGCACCAGACACTACTATTCTTCAAGCTGACTTCCAGATTCAAAAGATGGAACGAGACATGGAAGAGTATGCCGGTGCTCCAAGCATGGCAGTAGGTATAAGAACACCGGGCGAGAAGACAGCTTTTGAAGTTGACTCTCTCATGAACCGGGCTAACCGAGTCTTCGAATACCAGACTAATATCTTCTCAGAGTTCCTAGAGAAGATCATTAACGCTGAGTTGGAACTAGCAAAGCAGAACCTATCTGGCTCTGATCTTGTTAGTATCCTCAACAGAGACTACGGGGTAGAAGAGTTTATTAAGATCACTAGGGAAGACCTGCGCTCTAACGGCAAGGTAGTTCCTATTGGTGCAAGAGACTCGGCAAGGAAAGCCAGACTTGCACAGCAACTTAATCAGTTCTATCAGACAGGTATGCAAGACCCTGAAGTTCAACAGCACTTCCCATCTAAGAAGATTGGCAGTATGTGGTCAGAGATACTAGACATCGAATCTCTGTATGAACCTTATGGCAGAATACCTGAGCGTCTTGAAGCACAGCGTCGTCAGATGGCTGCTCAAGATATGCTACAAGAAGAATCCATGATTGATCCAACAGGACTCAGTGAAGCACAGGAAGGAGAAGATCTTGGAAATGAAGTACAAGTTTGAACTAAGTAATTCTATTGATATCCTTCTCAGCGACAAACAAAGAGAAGGTGTCAAGGAAGACTTGAAGTTCGCACGTAGATATTTGAATGCTTTAGTTGCTCGTCTCGATAAGGAATATGAGAGTAAGGTAAAGGAATCAGAAGCTGAGTTTAACTTCGACAACCCCAACTGGGCATTGAAGCAAGCTGAGCTTATGGGATACCGCCGAGCAATTCGCCGAGTAATAGAAATAATCCGACCGATCGAGGAATAACATGACAGGTTCATTTGTACAAGAAGGCAACGACAACGCCGACCAAAGCGCAAGTAACTCTTTTCAGCAAGCTGACACAGCTGCTACGGGGAATGAAAACGTAGATACTAAAACCCCTGAGTATCAACTCCAGATGCTACAGAAGCGTTTGAATGATAAGGACGAGTTCATCAACACTCTTAAAGAAGAGAACCAAGAGACTCGTCAGATGTACTCAACGCTTGAAGAGAGAATGAATAGCATGGAAGAGATTTCTGAGGTTCTAAAGGGGAAAGAACAAGTCGTTGATAATCAAAATACCAACCTTGATGAGAACGCGCTTGTAGGTAAAGTTATTGATAACCTCAATCAGAAACAAACGCAAGACTTGCAGGACAAGAACTACACTAATGTGTTGTCCCGCTTGGATCAAGAGTTTGGTTCTGCACACATCGAAGAGAAGGTAGCACAGGCTGCACAAGCCAATGGCCTCTCCATTGATGACATGCGAGAGACTGCACGTAAGTCTCCTACAGCTTTCTACAATCTTGTAGGACTGAAAGGACAGACTAACACTGCGCAGAATCCTGCACCTACTCGCGGAACGGTAGTCCCTCCACAGGAAACTTTGGATAAGGGATTCTCGTACTACTCTGAACTGATGAGGACTAATCCAAAAGAATATTGGAAAGCCGACACTCAGCGTGAGTACCGTAAACTATTTTTAGCAAACAAAGATAACTAATTAAGGAGCCTAACATGGCTGGTATTGATTCAACATGGGGTAGTACCCACCTTCAGCGTAGTGAAATCTTCGCTGCACAAATGAAAGATATGCTACGTGATGACCTCATCGCTCAGCAGTTTGTTCGTACACTGTCTGACATCCCTTCCGACAGCATCGCCACTGAACTGAAGATCAACTCTATTGGTTCACTGGAAGTGTCTGATTGGCAAGAGTCTGTATCTATGCCTTCACAGCGCATGGACACAGGTCAGTTTAAGTTCCGCATCAATGAGTTCATTGGTAACAAGGTTGCATTCACTGATCACTTCTTTGAAACCTCCTTCCAAGCCAACGAAGTTCTATCTGCTACTCCGGTAGAGATGAAGCGTGCTCTTGATGAGTATCGTGAAACCAAGATTTTTGAACTGGCTAACGATCAGACACTTGATGACGCTAACACAATCAACGGCGCTAAGCACCGTTTTGTTGGTGGTGGTAATGGTTCTGACTTGCCACTGAATGCCCTGACTCTTGAAGACTTCTCATACGCACGTTATGTTTTGCAAAAAGCTAACGTACCTATGGCTGGCCTTGTTGCCGTAGTTGGCCCTGAGCAAGAGCACATCATCAATACTCTTACCAATATCGTGAATGTGTCTAACAACCCAATGTGGGAAGGCATTATCACTACTGGTATGGGCGACATGACTGGTACTAGATTCCTTAAGAACATCTATGGTATCGACATCTATGTTTCTAACCGTCTGGCTACTACAGCTACCGACGAAGCAGCCTTGACTACTTATGACGATACCTCTGTTGCAGATACATCTGGCTATCAAGCCAACATGTTCTTCAGCATGGCATCTGATATGTCTAAGCCGTTCATTGGAGCTACAGGTCGTCCGTTGCGTATGAAGTCATGGCGCGATGAGGACATCGAGACTGAGTATCACTATGCAACTGAAAGCTTCGGCTTTGGTCTGTATCGTCCTGAGTCTCTGGTAACTGTCCTGACTAACCCGGCTGCATACTAAGAGCTACTTAATATAGCCCTCCTTCGGGAGGGTATATAGGAGAAATAACAATGGCGACTCAAAACGCTTGGACTAATGAAGACGGTCTCGAAGTAAACTTCGGCCCTGTGATTGGTGGCTCTACTGCTATCAACCACAACCATACTAAAGGCAACACAAAAGAAATTCAGATTGCTATTACAGCAGCTACTCTGAAAGGCGTTGGTGATACCTTTAATATGAAAGATGAACTGATCCCTGTCGGCGCGTTTCTACAAAGCGCCCGTTACATTGCTGAAGTTGATTTCGACGTGGCCGTAGAGTTTGGTCTTGTTGAGAAAGACGGCACTGTGATTGATAAGGATGGTTTGATTGCATCAGGAACTAGCACAGCTGTAGGTACTGGCGCTTTGCTTGGCACTACTGCTGCACTGGTATCCTACGTTTCAGCTACCGATACGCTGGGCACCGCGCCTACCGTTGGTAGTGGTACGTTGATCGTAGAATACATCATGTAAAGATGTGACTAAGGGAGGGGGGATAATCCTTCCTCCCTTTTTTTTTATTTTTCTAAGAGGTTTTACAATGCCTGATCATAGAACTCTTGTTAGTGCTGACGTACATGAACCAAAGCACATTACGAATACCACAGGTGCTGACGCGGGTAAGGTGATTACACCTCTTGGTGGCGGTACCAGTGAACTACGGAAACTAGCTTTAGCTGACTTGTCAGACGGCGGATCAGTAAGCAACATCTTGAACAACGATGTTCTGAACTATCAAGGATGGGAAAATGTTGTTGACGGGGAAGTAACTACTCCTACTCTTTCTGTTGATGCTACTCCTCGTAAAATTACAGTAGAAGATGAAGGGGTTGTTAATGGGACAAACAGTGACTATCTTCCTAGAGCCATCAGAGGCACCGGCAACCTTTGGGACACTGCTACCAGCAAGGTCACTCCTATAGCTATTGGCGATACCTATACAGTACGTTTTACGTTTAAGATAGACAGTAAGACAGCTTCTCCTACACTAATTACCGCTACCCTAGACACAGGGGGGCTAGCCTCTCCGACAATCCCTGTCCACACAAGCCACGTATCTGGTGTAGTAGCCGCAGGTTCAATAGTGTCTTTTGATATGACAGTCTTTTGCCTAGACACCTTCAAAGGTAATGGTGGTCAGGTATTCTTGAACACCGACGTAGGCTCTATTGTTATTTCGGAAAGAGAAATTCTTATTGTCCGAACTGGCAGCGGTAACAACTAAGGAGATTGATATGTCCAGAACTCTAATCTACACAGTACAACGTGTACTTGAGAAGCTTAACCTAGACCCTGTTAACTCCTTGTCGGATACAGAAGATTCTATTCTTGTCGCAAGAGAGGCAGAGTCTACCTTCTACGACCTTCTTACCCGTGCTGAATGGCAGAGCAACCTCGATCTACTAAAGATAGAGTCTATGTCTGATCTCTCTAATCCTTCTTCATTAAGGATTGATGATAACATCAGCCACATCTCTTCAGTTCGTTACGATGTAACTACAGCTGACGATAGCTATAAGAACATCCGTACCCTGCACTGGATATCTCCAGAAGACTTCTTAGAAAAATCTTTTTATCACAATTCGAGCAGCGACAATGTAACGGAGATTAGTTACAAAGGTAAGCCTCTATTCATTGTGAATGACAGGATGCCCACGTACTACACCTCCTTTGACAATGAGACTCTTGTCCTAGACAGCTTCGATAAAGAAGTAGAAGATACTGTTGTTGGTTCTAAGACTATCTGCTATGGTGAGATCGAGCCTAGCTGGTTAGAGACTGACTCCTTTGTCATCCCTGTGCAGGACAGTGTGTATCCTCTTTATCTATCTATGCTTACAGCTGCATGTTCCATGTATATGAACAGCGAAGTAAGCCAAGAAGATGAGCGTAGGCAAGCACGCGGTATCTCTAGGATGCGTAGAGAACAAAACAGAACAGAGCTTGAGTATTTCCCCAAGTTTCACTATGGACGTAAAGGTAACGGGATAGCATAATGGCCAGAGCAGCATTACAAAAAGTATACGCAGACTTCAGGCAAGGTTTTGTAACTGTTGCCAATCCTTTAGCATACCCTGAAGGCTCCCTTAAAGATATAGTCAACTTTGATATTCAAGACAACGGAACTCTGCGGCTAAGGCCGGGGCTTCAGCAAGAGTCCACTACTTCTGTAGACACTTCGATTCCTTATGAGGCTGTAGAAAACGTATCTATATCTTCCTTCCTTTGGACTAATGTAAACAACAAAGGCTCTGAGAAGATTGCTGTTATTCAGGTAGGTACTTTCCTATATCTGTACCCTGTCTATAAAGACAGGATAGCTCTTGACGAGCAGATAGATAAGATTGATATAGGGATACCGCCAGAGTCTCGAAACATCTCAATCTCCGGTACATCGGGAGCAGGGTGGTTCTTTATAGCACACCCTAGTATCCGTACTAAGGTTCTAAAGAAGAACAAAGACACAGGAATCTTTAGTACAGAAGACATTGATATAAGAATTCGTGACTTATCTCTGTGGCGCGGTAAGACTGATGAACAAACAGGGCTGACAAAAAATAGAAGTCTCTACCCTATGCACGAGTACAACCTAAGAAATGGTGGATGGCCTAAACAAAGCTACGTTTCAAAAGCTTCTAATGCAGATGACGGGGCGCGCAGGGCAGACCCTGTTAGATACACAAACGAGAAAGTAGCCTTCTACCCTCCTGTGTACCTCCCGTTTCACTTAGGTAAGGCGGGTGGTGGTGATTTAATTACGGAGCAGAACGCTTACTCCCCTTGGGCTTTAGTATCAGATTACTTTGGTAACAGCCTCATTCCTTTAGGGCACTTCATTGTTAGTGCCGAGGAGTGGTCAAGAGATGGAGTTGGGGATACTAGACTTGATCCTGATATTTCGGAGACTCGCTATTTAGAGAGGACTTACAAGTGGACTTCCTTCCCCTCTAACACAGAGTTTTATGCAGGCAGGGTATGGTACTCAGGAGCAGAAGGTTACTCAGAAACAGACTCTCCGTCTATCTCTACTTACGATAAAAAAGATAATCTCGATGTCTCTAATACTGTCTACTTTTCACAGCAGTTAGGGACTGATATGGAGAAAGTAGGGCTTTGCTATCAGTCTAATGACCCAACAGCAGAAGACCTGAATAACCTATTACCTACAGATGGTGGCACAGTAACTATCAGGGGTTCTGGCGATATCCTTAGCATGAAGACCTTTGGTACTGCTCTTATTATATTTGCAACAGAGGGTGTGTGGTCGATCACAGGACTAGATGCCAACTCTTTTAAAGCTGACTCTTTCTCAGTAGATAAGATTTCAAACATTGGGCCAACCTCTGTGTCTACAATCTCTTCTACTAACAAAGATATATACTACATAGCCGATGATGCTATCTATGCTTTAAGTTCTGATGAGATAACAGGGCAGCCTTCCCCTGTAGATATCACTTCAGCTAAGATTAAAAATTTCTACAATGATATTCCTTTCTCGCAGAAGAAGAAGGCTAAGGCTTTTTATGATGCGACAAATAGAAACCTGTACATGCTGTACTCCAACATAGAAGATTCAGCTAGTAACACCTACAATAAAGTTCTTATATTCAACAGGGACTTAGCTTGTTTCTATAAGTATGAGTTAGGCTCTACAAGTAAGGCTATCTTTGATGGGCTGTTCTACCCAAAAGATAAAGTATCAGTAACCAGAAAGGTAGTTACCATTGATGGTGTTGCTGTTGAGTTAGATGGAGAAGATGTATACACAGAGATTACTTTCTCTACTACTTCTGCAAACACTATACAGTTGCTCACTGTAGAAGAGTCTGATACAAACAATATAGAGTTTAGCTTCTCTTCCTTCTCAGATACAGAAAAGTTTGAGGACTGGGGCAGCACCTACCAAGGGTCTGTAGAGTTTGGGTTTGATACAGCGGGAGATATAATGAGGGACAGCCTAAAAGCTCCTGTCATCATATCTCATTTAGAGAGAACTGAAGATGGCTTTGAGGCAGACCCCCAAGACCCTTCAGGGGCTACTCTTATAGCTACTCACCCTTCCAGTTGCCAAATGTTTTATGGCTGGGATTGGGCAGAGCAGTATAAGGGAGGAACACAGTTGTACAGGCTCAATAGAAACTATGTACCTTACGGAGTGTCTGATCCTTTCGACTACGGGACTTCTGTTATTACTTCCAGAAACCGTATAAGAGGTAAGGGGCATAGCTTAGGTATAAAACTAAGCGCGGGTTATGGGAATGATTGCCGACTCTTAGGTTTAGGTATCATGTTTACAGCAGCTAAAGGGGTTTAGTATGTTAACAGTAGAGTATGTAGATAACTTTGTAGAGTTCATGGAAGAGGTTGGTCAACACTTCTCCGATCACTACAATTCTTGTGAAGATCATGTAGCTGCCAATGAGATTTTAGCAGTTAATCCTGTGTTGTTTCAAGAAGCTATTGATGCAGGTGTTGCTAATGTCTTTAAGCTAAAAGATGAAGAAGCTGTTGTTGGGTACTTGAATGTATCCATCAGCCCTTCTCTTATCTTGACAGAGCCTCAAGCTGTTGTGGACTTCCTGTATGTCCTCCCTGAATTTAGAGAAGCAGGGTATGGGACGCAGGCTATCGAAGCCATAGAGAAAGAATTGAAAGCCGAGGGTATGACAAGGCTTACCTTGATGCTGCCTGATAAGGACTACTCAGAACCTGTAGCTAAGAGCTTAGGATATGTTAAGTCCTCCACTATTTATAACAAGTATCTTGGAGATTAACTATGGCAGCTATTACAGCGGCAATCCTTGCTGGTGCATCACTGGCAGCAACAACTGCTGGGCACTTTGAAAAGAAGAAAGCGGCAAGGCAGTCTAAGAGAGAGCAAGAACATGCTAACCGTGTCACCTCTGTCTCTGCTCAGGTACAGAATGCTACACAGCGTCGTAAAGCTATTGCACAGGCTCGTATTGCCCAAGCACAGAACCAAGCTAATGCTGGTGGTGCTGTACAGAGCAGCTCCGCCCTCGCGGGTAGCAACTCTGCGCTGGCTGCACAGCTAGGTTCTAACGTAGGCACACAGGGGCAGCTACTAGGCTCCCAGCAATCAGCCTTTGATTGGAGACAGCGTTCTCAGGACACCTTGGCAGAAGGACAACAAAGAGCAGGAGACTGGAATGCTGTTTCAGGGCTTCTAAGCTTTGGCTCAACAGCCGTAGCTGGAGCACAGTCTGCTCCTAGTAAGGAAACATCAGGCCCTATAAGTAATCAGTACACTGGCGCGAAGTTTAAGAGTTGGGCTGGTGACAATTAAGAGGAATATATAGCTATGCAAGACGCTCCTATTGAACAACCTACAGAGTCTTTAGAGGACTCTCCAATAATACCTTCAACGGAAGTTACAGGCAAGAGTAAAGATACAGATTCCTACGAAGGTGGACAGGCAGCTTTCCTTGACAACTACGTTACGGGAAGTTCTGTTATGGATAACTACAACTACTACTCTGGCGTTATTGATAAGAGCGAAGACCTTCGTAGGCTATCCGCGCAGAAAGCCGTCATGGATTCTGAAGCTGTTGCGCAAGAGTTTGTGGAGAAACCAGAAGGCGAGGCAGGCTCTATTCAGCAGAACTCAGAGGCTGTTAAAGCTTCAATGCAGCAGGCTATGAGCCAATCTGTTGACCCTGATCGGCAGTTTGTAGAGACTCTTGTTGGAGAGAACGTAGACTTAGAAGAAGTTGATAAGCAAGCTGCCTACTCTCGTATGTATAAGATAGTCTCTGATGCAGAAGAAGAGATTGATGGCTGGGATATAGGTGCAGACTTTGTTGTCAGTTCCCTGCCCGGTGTCCACTCTTGGAGAGGGGCTAGTCTTACTGGTAAGTACCTTGGACAAGAAGGTATGATCAAGCAAGCCATCACTAAGTTTAAGAACAAGCCTATAGAAGAACAAGAGGCTATGTTCCCTTACCTGAAAAAGCATCTTGAAGATACTGTTGGGGATGTATCAACTATTCGTATCCTTAGTAACTTTCTAAAGCCTCTTGGCTCTGAGAACAGTCAAGGCTATAGTGATGTATGGAAAATCTTTGATGTTATTGATGCAGCGGGCCTTGCTGCCCCTATCAAGTATGCATTTAAGAGTTTAAAGGGTGGGTTTAATACAGCTAAAGCAGCCAGCGCCCTTGGCAATGATCAAGCGGCTATAGACATAAGCATAGCAGCAGCAGCTGATCCTTCAGCGGCTAAGGCTGCGGGTCTTGATCCTCTCACAGCTACAGAGAACCTGCTTCCTTACGATACCACTATTGAAAGTATCGGTAAGACTCCCGGTCTATCAGCTAAGGCCCTGAGAGAGCTTGATGGTTACTTTGGCACTGTGGATAAGACAGCAGAAGATATAATGATGGGCAACACCTTCCTTAAAGAAGGGATTGTTAACACAGAGCAACGTGCCATTCTGGAAGCCGAGACTCTCAGTAGGTTAAAGGCAGAGAAGCACGATAATATCCGTATAACTTCTCAAGATGATACCTCTACTACCTTCTCCTATCAAGCTTTGGATGAAGAAGGGAATCTTGCAGATAAGACACACGAGATGTCTCTATCCTTGAACGATGCTGGGCACTATGAGCAGTCGGAGATAGGGCTTATCGCTAAGTACCTTGGTTCCCCCTCAGCCCACGCTAGAGGCACCCTGAAGGGCGATGTAAACACTTCACAGAGGGTAGACTACCTCAGTGACAGGCTGAACAAGCAGCTTCTCTTCCAAGTGAGAGACGCTCTGAAGCCCATAGGCACACTGCCCACTAAAAAGAACAGAGCAGCCCACGCTAAGGTAGACAATGCCTTGATACAGGGGGATGAATGGATGAATGCTGATGGTACTAGAGGCTACGTATTCGACACAGATGAGCTTGTTGCTAAGTTTGGTCTTGAAGAAGCTGAAATCTCTTCTTACTACCGTCTGAACCGTTTGTATAATAACTTACACCGCATTCGTAACCATGAAATGCGGCAGACAAAGAAGTTACAAGGACACAAGGGTGTCAACTTCTCTAGGAACGGAGAGATGATGGATGGCAAGCCGTTTGATACAGCCAACGATGCCCGCCTATCTCTTAAGAACAGCAATACCAACTACGTATATGATGCAGAGCTGGATGAAGTTATCTCGGTACAAGGAGACTCCTCCAGAGTCCTAGAAAATGCCTATATCACCGATAGGAAAGTCGTAAGACTCTCAGCAGCTTATGATATAGGCGGGGGAAGAAGTAAAGTTAACTACGCACTGGTCAGCAATGACTCCATAACAGAGCTACCACAACAGATCATCCCTCGTAAAAATGGGTATGTTGCTCGTTCTTATAAGGACAACACTCACTTTGTAAAAGAACTTTATGAAGAGACTGTTGATGGGGACAAGACTATTCGTGGCAGTAAGACTCTTCGTTTCTTTGATAACCAAAGAGAAGCTGATGAGTACGTAGAGATACTGGTTCAGAAAGAAGTGGCCAAGGTATCAGAGGATAGTGCCGCCAAAGGTGCCGCCTACAGTAAGAAGGTAGCTGCCTACGAAAAGAGTATGGCAAGGTACAATGCAGGGAAGAGGAAGTCTAAGCCTACTGCCCCTGTAGCTCCTAAGATTGATGCTAACATGGCACGTATAGAAGAAAAAGCTAGGGCTAAGTACAAAGCTCTTTCAGACAGAGAAGCGGAAACACTGTCCAGTGCTACAGGCGACGTAGGTAATGGTACAGGTGGCTTGTATACAGGGCACAGAGCACAGGATGATATCTTGTTTGGTCTTAATGGCGATAAGCCTGCTCGTCTGAACAGCTTTGAATCCTTAACTCGTAACATCCATAACTTGTCTAAGTTTACTGCCACTAACCAGTGGCGTATGGGTATGGAGCAACGGTGGCTCAACACTGCCAACCGTATCTTCAAAGAGAAAGGGCTGTCTCAGGAGATCACAGACTTTGCGAGACTGTCTGATTCTGCTGAAGCTTCTAAGGAAGTAGCGTTTCTTAACGCAGCCTACGACCGTATCAAATCTTGGCAAGGCATCCCTACTGAGTCAGAGCAGGCTTGGACAGGCTTGATGGCTAGGTTGTATGACACAGCTGCCAACAAAGGTTATAAGAAAACCTCTAGGTTCCTTGGGTACTTAGGCAGTAAAGACCCTGCTTCAGTTGCCAGAGCCACAGCCTTTCACTCTTTACTTGGGTGGTTTAACTTCTCTCAGCTTATCGTACAGGCTCAGGGTGCTATGGTTGCAGCTTCTCTAGGTGCGGGTAAGTACCTTACTAAGTCTATAGGGCAGTCTACCGCCCTGAACATGATGGACATAGGGAAGGCGGGTATCCGTGGTGCTGCTAAGCAAATAGGCAGAGCCTCCGGTATGTCAGAGCAAGAGGTGCTAAGACTCCACAAACTGTGGAGAAAGACTGGTTACTTTGACTCTGTTAAGCAGACGGCTGACCATGCTGCTGTATCTAAAGGATACGGTATGAATATGGATATCTTTAAGAGAGCCTCTGACAGTGGTCTTGTGTTCTACCGTGCTGGTGAGCTTGCCAACCGTCGTTTATCTTTCTCTGTAGCTGTTAATCGTTGGATAGAGAAAGGAGTAAAGAAGGGTATTAAGAGAGACATCATGTCTATTGACGATGTGGCTCTTAAAGGTATCATGGATGATGCAAACGCTATGATGCTGGGTATGACTAAAGGTAACAGAGCTGCTTGGCAGAAAGGCGCACTTGGTGTCCCCTTCCAGTTCCTGCAAGTAACTACTAAGTTTGTAGAGACAGCAGCGGGCTTGAACAAGGCATTTACTCCAGCAGATAGAAGCCGTATGATCGCTGCACAGTTCGCACTGTACGGTACAGCAGGTGTCCCTGCGGTTGGCTTAGGTACTAAGGTAGCTATGGAAGCCTTCGGTATTACACAGCAGGAAGTAGACGATAACCCCGGTATTGCTAAGACTTGGAATGACGGCTTCATGGGCGCTGTAACCTTCTGGATGCTAGGTGCTGATATTGAAGTAGCAAGTCGTGGCTCCCTGTTGAGGGGTGTGAGTGACTTCATGGACACTTGGTTTGTGCGAGAGTCCACCATGACTGAGAAGTTCCTTGGGGCCTTCGGCTCCACCCAGACTAGGTTCTGGGACAGCTTCTCTCACTACATGAAGCCCTTTACTCTTGGTAACATGAGTACGATAGAGTGGGAGGACGGGGCTAACCTCATTACTATGCCCTTCCTAGACACAATCTCTACCTCTAAGAACATCATTAAGGCAGAGTACATGCAACGTCTTGATGCTTCCTACTCAAACTCTGGAAGACTGAAAGATTCACATGATTACAACTTCATGGAAGAATGGTCTATGCGTCTAGGTTTCCAGCCTACTAGGGATACAGAAACTTGGGACATCATTGCACAGACTAAAGCTGCTGAAGGACTGAAGAACACCATAACAGAGTATGTACTCAAGGAAATGAATTCCTTTGCTTTGCAATACCCTGATGGTGACTTCACGGATACTGAGTTCAACAAGCATAACAATAGATTAACTGTTGCTCTCGGTGTATTGAACCCTGATGAAGCTACTGAAGCTAATGAGACTATCTTTAGAGCAGTTACTGGGGATTCAAAAAGGTATAGAGCCGTTTCAAGGGCTTACAAAAATACTAAGAGCAGTCTTGCAGGACAAGCTAACTCTTGGAAAGCAGCTTTACTGGGGAACAATGTTCTCCGTGTAGGTGAACCAACAGAGGAACAGGAATAACATGGCACAATTCATACAAGCAAACCAACTCTCCGGTGTACAGGGCAGCCTTGGCCAGCAGTCGCTGGTTAGTGCCCCTGAGCCTACAACAGCTGACTTAGCTGGGCCAGTTATCCAAGCAGCCGATGTTGCAGGAGATATCTACAGCCAGTCTAAGGCCAAGTCCATTGTTAGTGAAGAACTAGAGAATGTAGAGGCGGCTAGGGCTGCTGCGGAATCAGGTCAGTTTGGGCCTGGCAGTGATGTGCCTGAGTCTCTGAAGGTAGATCAGAAAGAATGGGACATGATTGCAGGTGCCGTAGCCAACGGCTCTATGTCCAGAGAGGGGGCAAGACTCCTTGCCTCTTCCCGTCTACGCTCACGTATTGCAGAGGAGCCTCTATTTGCTGATCGTATGAGGAAGGCAGCATCTGGAGTCCTTGGGTTCAACATTGAATCTGAAGGTGCGCGGCAATACTTCTCTTCCTTTGCTACCAATGCTTCTCTTGCACAGCAGAAGAATGCCGAGGCAGATAAAGAACGAGAGAAGATGATGAACCAAGCTCGTCGTTTCAAAGAGACGGGTATGTTCTCCTCTGTTGAAGCTGGCTACAAGATGCTGGTGAAGAACAACGCCGCTAAGATGCGCGTAGAACTGGCAAAGAATGAACTTGCAGTAGATGGTATTAACTCCCAAGAGTTTGGCTCAAAGTTTATCCAAGAAGAGCACGTAACAGCTTGGGGTTCCTTTCTAGGAGAAGTTAAGGCTTTTGAAACAGAGCAAGGAAAGGCTATTGACGGTGTTGCTTTCTCTAGGATTACCGATGAAAGAAAGCAGGACGCTGTTGCTCGGTTCAACACAGCTTGGGGAGAAGGCGGTGCTCCACTGAATACTCCCGCTTATGACAGAGCTTTGGAAGGTGTTGTTAATATCTATGATGAGATGAAAGACTTCAGTGAGGCTTACGGTGTAGACAATCTTACCTCTATTGAGATAGAGAGAAACATCCAAGCTCGTGAGTTGTTTGGTGATAAGTATTTCTCCACCATGAAGACCATTACTCAGAACTTTGGCCAACAAGTAGCCTCTGATGTGATTAGCCTTACAGGTGTTAATGCTTCTCAGCGTGAACGTATGTTCAAGAACAACGAACAGCTGAGGAATGCCTACGGCTTGGCAGGGGCTGACCCCGCAGAGTTTAATAAAGTTCTAGGGACAGTGGGTGTGGACATCCTTGAAGGCAACTCACTTGAGGGGAAAGACCCAGCTGTAGTTGACGCTGCTGCTACGTTCTTGTACAACAGCGGTAACAAAGCAACGATGAAGGCCACAGTCCAGTCTATGTTTGAAGGAGGTCAGGTGTGGAAAGGTACATCACTTGCAGCTTCTAAAGACCCAAGGCAGACTCCGCAAGAGAATATAGATACACTGAACAGGCAGTACAAAGAAGGCGTTAAGCCTCTCATGACTCAGTTATCTAATATCTCTGCTAGTGATCCTACTATTAACTTCTCAATAGGTGGTGACGGAAAAGTAGTGGTGTCTCAGGACAGTGTACAAGGCGCTATGCCTAACACAGACCCTACCAGTGGTCTTGTTACTAATCCTAGACAAGTACAGGCACGGTTGTTGTCCTTCCGTAACGCTAAACAGACTGCAAATAAGCTCAACACCTTTGCTCAAGCACACAACAACGGGTGGAGTGGGCAGTTTGGCGAGACTTTGGATGAGTACAGCTTACGTGTAGAGAAGCTCGGTAAGGATGGCACTGTTAACGCACAGGCTGCTCTTATCAAACAGACTAATGCGTCTATGGGCCTTGTTGCCGACCTAATTGGTAACAATAAGACGGATGAGGCAGAGGAAGAGTACAACCAGCTACGTGAAGACAGTCCTTTACTGTACCGTTATTCCTTTGATGAAGTTCTGGACAGAGCTTTAGGAGAGTAAAATGACTATTGCTTTTACAGAGCTTCTTAAAGACGTAGAGAATGCTGCTAAGAAAGGGTTTAAAGAAGGGACAGGGTGGAAACCCCACAAGTCTGCGGAAGGGGGAACCCGAACCTTGGCTTATGGGCACAAACTGTCGGATTCTGAAGAGAAAGGAAACTTTGTTGAGCTTCCTAATGGGGAGATCATAGAGTTTTCTGACAGAGGGTTGACGGAGGAAGAGGCAGATATGCTTCTTAACTCAGATGTTGCCAGAGCTAGGCGTATTGCCGCTAAACAGTGGGATGGTAGCCAAGATGGGGAGTTTTCCAGCTTGTCTCCTGTTCACCAGAACGTGTTGTCTGAGATAGTCTTCAATATAGGCTCTCTTAACAACAAGTCTGGTAAGTTTGGGTGGCCCTCCTTGGCTAAAGGTATCGAGAACGACGATATAGAGGTCATTAAGAAAGAGTTGTCCCGTTCTTACACTACACCCAAGGGTGTTAAGAAGGAATTGACCCGTAGAGTTAACAAGATAAGGGACTATGTTGACAGTCCTGACCTAGATGCAGTGTATAGCACACCTGATGTGCCTACACCGTCCTCTCCTAGCTTCGATCCTATAGGGTTTATGGAGAACCTAGACCTTCTTATGGAAGCAAGGCGTAATGGCCCTTCCTCGGCCTCTAAGACCCCTTCAGAGGGCAATACAGAGCCTAAAGAGGGGGCTGTAGAGGAGGAAGAGTCTGCTGAAGACTTTGACTACCAACAGGCGGCCATTGATCAGATAAGAGAAGCGCTTAAAGGCAGGACAGAGCGTGGAGAGAAGAAGCTGAAGAGAACAGCTAATGAGGCCAAGCTTTCGGAGAAGGCAGACAGCGGGGAAGAGAAATCTTTGTCCGATATGCTACGATCCTCTCCAAAGGCTATGGAAGTCCTCAGAGAAAAGCACTACAACAGACCCGTAAAGAAGTCTCAACGCAATGAAGACCCTGCAAGGAGGGAAGATGACAGCAAAGACCCAACTTACGGAATCTTCTGATGCATACGTACACCACTCAGAAGTAACAAGGGGAAGGAGGTTGGAAGACGAGCTACGCCTAAGAGAGTTAGAGTTACAAACGAACTTTCAGATCAGAGTTCTAAGTGACTCGCTAGATGTCCTCAAGGGAGAGTTCCATACGTGGAGAGACAGCCTCAACGAGAGACTATTACATGTAGCCAAAGAGGTGGACAGCCTCAAGACAAGACTTACCGTGGTCATAGCCTTGCTTATAGGGCAGATGGCAGGAGTACCGGGTATGTTATCTAAGGTGCTTGGAGGGATATAATGCTAACTTCCAGTTTAGTTATTGGTTTAGGCAGTATGGTCTTCTCTTGGATAGCTAAGCTGATTGCCATGAAGATGCAGGGCAATAAAGAACTAAGAGAGGCTGAGTTGAAGGCACTGAATGCCAAGGCTCAGGTAACTAAGGACGCTAGGGAGTACAATAACACAGGATTTCAGTTCACACGCAGGTTTATAGCTATTGCTCTGACTATTTGTGTTATTGTTCTTCCTTTTGCTGCCCCTCTGTGGTATCAGTACCTATATCCTATTGACATCCTTACTTCAGATATGCAGCCATCCATTTGGTTTGGCTATAATGTCATAGATACAGGGTTTTGGCCCTTTACCTCTGACACAACGACAACTGCTTGGCGAGAGTTCAAAGGTATGGTCATAACACCTTGGCACACTGATATGTTTGCTTGGGTGATGGGTATGTACTTTGGTAATCGCATGGGTAACGGGAGAATGTAATGGCTAAGCCAGAAGCTAAGAAAAAGAAGACCACGCCTAAAGATTTGCCCGGCAGTGGCCTTGCTCGTGGAGCAGGGGATGCTATCAAGAAGCGGCAAGATGAAATGGCAAAGAGAATGAAAGAAATCTTTGGTAAGTAACAAAAAAAA